TTCATCAAGTCCTGATCCACAGCAGTCATTTGTTCGCGGGTTCGGCCCCCGTAATACTCGTTTCTCTCATGCGCTGTCTCTTCAGGTATGCGACACAACATCAGTCCACCTTGTCCAATTACTCCCTGATACTTGCCATCGTCGATGACAGGGGCTTCATATTCTGGATACTCATCGGCACGGACGGGTTCCCATCCTTCACGTAGTTTGGCGTGGACGTTCATCTTGTCCTCCTCACCACGCATAGCGACTCGTATCCATCGATGCACATAACCCGTTGGAGGGTTTGGTGCTTCAAGGTGACTGGGCGGTGCCCATGGTTTTCTGCGAGTTTCTTTTTCTCGTGTTGCGTTATTACGCGGTGTCCTATCAGCCATTTCTTACTCCTTCACGTATTTGGCGTATTCTTCAAGAGGTACGCCCAGTTTCTTCGCAATTGCGACCTGTGAATGCGATAACTTGACCGACCTGCGCCCCTGTTTGGTACTGCGGGATGCGGAGGAATTAGCAGAAGCGACCTGACTTCCTCCACCCGTTTTCTTAGCCGCTTCAAACTTGTGAGGAAACTCACTGCGAATACGACTATCAATCTCACTATAGTATTCATCGCTCTGCGGGTCAAACCCTTCTTCTTCAATAAGTTGTTGATGAATAGCAAAAGCTGCTGTTGTCATAACCCTGTCTTGCCCAAACCACTCATTTTTGGTTGCCCAATCTTCTGCTCGTGGATCTGGTTTTGCTTCGGGTTGTTGCTGTTGCGTAACAGGTTGTGATGGAGTTCCTTGTTTTTGAACTTGCACCTTGGCCTGTTGATCTGATTTTGTTTTTGCAGATTCATACCGTTGCTTTTCAACTGCAAGTTTAGAAATCAACTCTTGAGCCTCAATCATCTTATCTGCATCGCCATTCTCATGAGCTTCTTTATACATTTGCTTTGCAGAAAGAGATTGGGACTCTAAACGATTACCGTATTCATTTAAGTAACCTGAATCCAAAGACTGAACTCTAGTCTTTAGCTTCCTGTTTTCTTCTATCAGTTGTTGAGAAAGTCTAACAGCCTCTGCTTTATCTCGCTCTTCCTGACGATACTTTTCAGTCAGCTTCTTTATGCGGTTCTGAACACCCTTGCTATAAGACTCTAATTCATCTTCCTGAGTCTTTTCTTCTTTAGCAGGTTCCTCTGTCTCTGTTTCAACTTTAATCTCTTCTGAAGAAACTTCCTTTTTTTCTTCCTTCGGATCCTTTTCCTCGGGGGCTTCTATAATTATTTCTTCTGCAACTTCGTTTTCTTCTGCCATGACTTATATCCTTATACTTGTTTAATATCATCAGGCTCAAGGATCGTAGCAATGACTTCATCATCATTGATTATACGAACCTCCCCACCATCAATCTTGAATCGAGAACCAGAGTAACGACCAATGCAAACCCATTGACCCTCCTCGCACCACGGCTCACAATCCGTCCCAAACTTATCTGGGTCTTTATAAGCCAACGGTCCAAGCTTCATCACATACGCCACGGTTGTAGCTACGGACTCACGCTCTCGCACTTCATCAGGAATATATAAGCCACTCGCAGTTTTAGCTTTGCCCTGATACGGCATGACTAAAACCCGCCAACCAGTTGGTTGCGGGAGCCTTTCGAGTAACGGTTTATCTAAGAGGGACGGGTCTAGCACCCGTTCATTAGCGTCAACATATGCGCTATTCAAAGAATCAGAGGACTTGACCTCTTCTTTTTCTTTGTTCATTTTCTGCGCAAGATGTTCAGGAAGATATAAAGTCTTCGACATCGTCTACGTTTTTCTCCAGCAGGGACTTGATTTCCTCTCGAGCAAAAGAGAGTCCCCGTATCTCTCCCACCGACATTTTATACTGCTCCCAGTCCTTAACAGAACCGTGAGAAAGAGCACTTGAGATATCCTGTTCGCGCTCTTCTAATTTTTTATACAAATATTTAGCTAAGTCAACAAGATCCATTAATACGTTTTTCCCCGGTTTGGATCATATCTAACGTCTCCACCCATAGCAAACTCTTCTGGACTATGACGCTTCTTACGTTTCAACGTGTTATTGCGTCCTTTAAGAGTGTTGTACTTAGACGTTGGATTCTTCTTTTCATCCGTCATAGCTTCTGACAAAGCATCTTCAATAGATTTCTTTGTTTCTTCTGTTATCCCTGAAAACTTCTTTTTCTTCGGTAAAGTCTTTGGTGTCTTCTTGGGTGCAGGTATCGCCACAATATTCTCCTTTAGGATAACCACTTATATATCTTTTTAGTCTCTTCTCTACGGTGCTTCAATCCGTTGTAACCACCGTTTACTCTTTTTGTGATAGTCTTTATCACATCATCGTTGACACCCTCGTCACAGATGTCCCACAGCTTGTTTCTATGAAAAAACCAAATAGCACTTTCCATAGGAAACTTAGAGGCAACAAGATCAGGATCTTCCATTACTTCAGGCAAATCCATGTCCGCCGCAAACTGAGAATAATTATTTTTGCCAGTGCATTGTAAAAATCCACGACCTCTCCACAGATAGCCCTGTCCACCATTGCCCATTCTGTCACCGTATACACGGTCAGCCAGTGCTTGCGGGTTACGAGCACAGCTTGCAGCATCGCTTTCTGATTTAAAATATTTTCCAAATACGGCTAGTATAGACTCTTTGCTATAGTTAAGATTCTCTTGGGTATAACGGAACGTTCCACTCTCATGCACAAGCTGCCCAAGAAAATGTGCCCCACGCTCTGGATTTAATGCGTAGTGATGACAAATCTTTGTTGCAGTGTTAGGGCCAAACGCACCATCTGGTGTGGCTCCTATCTTTTCCTGCAAAGTTTTAAGCGCGTCACTCATTACTTCTTACCTTTCAAAACTTTCTTTAGTTTTTTAGCTTGACTAGCATGAGTCTTTGAAGCTTTGTTCAAACCTTTGATGACTTTCTTTACCGTAGCTTTTTTCTTCCTGCTTAATGTCATTCTTGTACAACCTCCTTTGATCCACAAACACGTTCATACACCATATCATCTGTATAAGCTTCTGCCCATTTGTTTTCAGTGAAGGTACAGAAATACCACAAATCATTTACGTCAGCGTTAAGAATCTCCATGATGTCTTGTTGCGCTGATACTTGACCCTGAAGATGTTCGATGTCGTGAACGATGTTGCTAATATACCACACCAAACCAACTAATTGCACCGCCATGGCAAAAACCAGAGCTACTGGTATCTTTAGATCACCCATGATTACCTCTTAAAAAACTTTTGTATTCCTCTGACACCAAACGATGCAGAGATTGCTATACCCAAGCTATAAAAATACCAGTCTGGTGCTTTTGAAAGCTGTTCAAACCCACGATCAACCCAACCCTCTGCACCTGGAATCCAACACAAAATTAATGGAATGCTTAAAATAATTACAAAATATTCGTCCTTCCAACTCGATTGAGAACCCTGCGCCATGATGCGTTCCCAGTCAGCAACTGAAGTCTCTTTACTAAGCATGATCTTAGCTTTGGCTTCAGCCTCTGTGAGTTTTAACTTTGCACTTGCAGCTTGTGCCTGTGACTTTGCATCAAGCCAACTTCCCGCTAGATTGGCTATCGGCCCTATGAATGACTGTAACATTAATTCTCCTCCATCTGTATGGCGGTCTTCTTGCTCTCAGCTTTTGCGCTATAAGCATTAAAACCCATAAAAGCTGCAACCACCCCAGAAGCAGCTATGACATATACACTTGCTATATCTGTTATTAAACTTGCTGCTTTGTCAAATCCAAGCACCGAAGCAAGCAATATGATAAACGGATAGATCAACATCCCTGCTAATGCGAAACCAGTAAACCGTCTTTCTGCATTGCGCTTGAGATCCCGATCAATCATCTCAAGTCGTCTGTCTTCCAGAGCAATCTTATTCCACTCTGCTTTTTCTATAACACCGTTGTTATTTAAATCTGCTTTCTCAAACTCTGTCATTTCTTGGACCTCGCATGTGCAATCGCCACGTTTTTGTCACGAGTGATTATAACAACCTTTCCTTGTTTGTCATATACAATGTATTTTCCACCCCGTTCAATTAATATCACCGTTCAATTTTTATACACACTACCTTAGAGTTTTGGTTAGTTACTAATACTTTAGCTTCTTTTTGTGAAACTTTGCAGGCTTCTTCACTAGAGTAACTACCTACGTGGTAATGGTCAAAACTACCGCTGATTACCTGTAACCAAAGCAATACCCACATCTACCACCTACCTTGCCACTTGCCTAAATAGTAAAAGATAATAAACAAGATACCTCCACTCACTACGAATATTGCTGCTCCGATAGCAAAGTTTATCATCGCATCTATCTGTTCTTGCTTTCGGTATAGCTCTTGTTTTCTTTTTCGACGCATATCTGCTTCTATTTGCAAGACTTCTTTCCAAGCACTCGGCCCATAGTTCCAAGAGATATGATCTTTGATCTCTGCTCTCATTTGTTCCATCTTCTTTTTGTTTGCAAAGATTTCTAGAGCAGTTTCTTCATCCGATCCCTTAAACGTTTTTTTCCAAAAGGGTGGGTTCTTTTCTCGTTCTTCTAGGTTAGAGAAATCAGAAAAAGCCTTGCCCCACTGGGACAAAGTTCCTGTCATATCCTGAAGATCCTTGCCCGTAGAAATAGCAGCTTTGAGCGTCTTATACGCCCCTGTCGCTAAAGCTACGCAGCTAACAGGGTCCATCTAGGCACCTCGTTGCATCTTCTGACGCTGTACATCGATACGCTCACGGTTAGTATCGTTACGCTGATCGGCTATGTCTTCCATGCTCTCAATTCGAGCCGCATCTGTTGCCGCACGTTGTTGCATCTTCTGCATTTCCAAATCAATCTGAGCCGCGTCATCGAGTGCTTTACGCTGCATGTCTTGTTGTTTTACACCAAGTTCTTGCATACGGATCTGTACAAGCGGATCTTTCATTGGATCCTCTCCCTGTGGCGTAATCTTTGGCATAAGCTCGTTCATCAACTGCATCTCTTGTAGAGCCACTGCTTTTTCTAGCTCCTCTGGATTCTGCATCTGCTGTTGAACTTCCATGATTTGCTGCTGCGCATCTTGTGGATTAATAGCACCAGACTGTGCCATAAGTTGAACCTGAGAAATAAGCCCCTGTATCTGAGTTATAACCATCTCACGAGCTTTCTTGGATATGTGCTCTTGAATGTGTCCCATCAATGTACCCATAACCTGCGGTGAAGTCATGACGATAGGTGTCTTCATAAACATAACATGTAGTTCAATATGTGCGTCATGGTCCTGACCATCAAACGCCATCAATAGCTCTCCCGTCAACGCACGAGCATTTTCGATCAACGGATCTAATGGCTGTGGTTGTGGTGGTGGAGGCAATATCTCATCAATGTTCTGGACCTCCAGAGCTTGATACATACGACGGAAAGCTGCGTGAAGGTTGTGAACATTTGGATTAGACTGAGCCAACTGTAGCTGCGTCTGTGCCAATGTAACACGTTGTGCCATTGAAAAGATATTTGGATCACTAACAGGAACTACATCTACACGACCATCAAAGTCAGAGGCCATTATCTTACGGTCTCCTCCTGCCACATCGTATGGATATTCCTGTGGTAGGTTATCTCTAAATATCCTAGCCAGAATACGGAACTCTTTTTTCTGAGAATAATGCAGTCGCTTATGGATCGCAGACATAACTTTCATGCCTCTTTCCAACAGGGCCACTGTAGTGCCCACAGGAGCCTCCTGATTCATGTTTGACGTTTGTTGGTCTGCTAGTGCCACAAACCGTCTTCCGTTATCTATGAGGGATCCTAGAAGCTGTGCGAGGGTTCCTGATGGCTCTTTGTACGGAAGCGGTATAATCGCGTCCCTTATGTTGCCCCCAGGTGCATCAATGTCCCGCCACTCACCCGGCTGTAACGGCTCATCGTCATTGCGAACCCTTACGCCTCTGGCCTTGAATCCTGCCGGGAGGTTGGCAAGTGTACCCGCATCGATCAACTGTCGAAGGATACTCGTTGCCGCACGACCAAGACCACCAATCATGTGAATCAGACCAAAGCCGTAAAAGCCTAGACCTGGCATAAACTTGTAGTGAACAAAGTATTGTTGTTTTCTCGCTAAGTCTGCCCCCTCTTCAAAGTTACGACGAACCCCAAGAACCTTTCCTGATCCCTCGTCAATCGTAACAATATATGGCAGAGCTATCCCTGTTGGTTCCCCATCTGGAGCTATGTCCTCAAAACCCTCAAGATCTAAATCTACGTGCATCTCCAATATAGTAAACACATCATCTGAGTAGCCTTTGGAAGTACCCTGTATTTCGTCTATCTTCTGTCGTACTTCATTTTCATCATCGTCGTTCTTACTTAACTCTACGTCCCTGTAGAATCCTGCAATCTGCATCTTACGAACTTCATTCGCATCCATACGAAGCACATGTGTAACTCGTGCAGCCGTTTGTAAATCAGAAGCCGCGTAAGAAACCACAAGATCTTGTGCAGGAACAAACTTTGAAACAGGTCTTTGTTTCGCTTCATCAAAGTACACCTTCTTAAAACAAGATCCTGACAACGGTAAATAGAACAACAACTGATCCATATCAGGGTCAAACTCTTCCATGACCTCTGTAATTTGGTAGTTCATGAAATCTTTTACACGAGAAGCTTGTTCCTCACGGGCTGCGTCCTGCAAACCAAGAACCTGTACTTGAACAGGACCACCCGCAGGCAACATCTCTTTGTATGCCTGTGCCTGAAACTGAGTTACGCTTTCTGATATTAACGGGTGCGTGACCCCAGAAGCTCCTTCAAACGGCTGACTACGCTCTTCATACTTGACACCAAGTTGGTCCAGACCTTTTGTATAAGTCTCTTCCCACTCAGAACGGGACTCCAGATCATCTTCATAAGACGCCCGAAGATCTGACGAGATTTCTCCAAGATACGCTTCATCTAAAAACTCCGCTAAATTATCTGTGTGACTGGGTTCAGCTATAGCAGCTTCTTCCGCTGCGATTATATCCGCCAAGCTTTGCACTATCGCTCCGCCCTGTCCATCGCTTATAACTTCCGCCCCACCAGTAAAGTCTTGAGGCTGTGGCACAGATACATCAACAGACGTTGCGTCCGCTGCCATATCTTCGGGTCTAATCCCTGAATCTACGAGTGGTGGTAATGCCATCAGTAATACTCCCTTCTAGGACGATACTCTTCTATTTCTTCGTTCTCACCGTGTAGGGAAATAAAACCACCCTGACGAAAACGCATTAACGCTAGTGTCATGCTATCACAAAAGTCATCATGATCGCCATTAGGAAATGACACTACCTCTTCAATTACCTCATCTGCAAACTTTTTATCGTTTGGTGCCCATACTACACCTGCTTCAAACAATGGCGCAACCATGTGCATTCTAGTTATTTTATCTTTTCCTTTGCCTGGAGAGAAGCCCAAAGCAGGTATTCCACGTAAACGTAACTCGTCAATCAGTGGTGTACCCGTCGCTTTTGCTTCCACAATCACCATATCAGGTTCCCAATATTCGTGTTCTTCATGAGCAATCTCCTTTAATTCAGGAAAATTCCACCGTCCACGCCGAGCATCCATCAAAATCAGGTTATCTACCCCACCTTCTTCTGGTTCAAACACGCCCCATGTCGTAATCGCGCTGTAATCTGCGGATTCTTTCTTGGAAAACGCCGTGTCATACGACTGAATGATGTATTTTATAGGCGGAATCTCTTCTTTCTCCCACGGTTGCCACCATTCCCGCTTAATAATCGCTGCATCTGACGCTGTTGGCGTTTGTTGCCATTGTGCATTCCACTTTTGCACAGGAAGAGAGGCTTTTATCCCCAGTAACGCCTCTTTTTCCCAAAACTCAGGCCACAATGGGGCGTCAGACGGTAAGATTGCAGGAAATTCCACCACTTCCCACTGATCTGCCATGACATCACCGCCCTGTGCAGCCATTAAACGGCCTGTCAA